CTACGCAGCAACATCAACAGCGATGGAACCATCGACATTTTGTACTATGGCTATGGGGCTTTGGCCGCCAAAGTGCCAAATGGTGCACAATTTAACAACCTCCCATAAATCACTATCGGTAGCGGTCGCTCCCGAACGCTAACGATACGAAAGGAACCGAGATGCCCGCAATAGTTACAGCCTCACAGCTAAGACAAATTTTGGGTGTCTCGGTTTCTTTGTATAGTGATGCTCAATTGGATTCTTACATAGATTCCGCCGAACAAACTATTTTGCCTTTACTTACGCAATACCAATCATCGGTGACTTTTGTAAATGTGAGTGATTCCGTCATTTATTTCACCACACAACGGCCAAATTATTTTGTGCCGGGTCAATCTGTTGTTGTTACCGGGGCCGGAACCTACAACGCGACCTACACAGTCACCGATGATCGGATTGAGCCTTACACATTCACAGCTGCAACAGCGGCAGCTGATCGCACATATCCATTGCCATTGATTCCAGCGGCATTTGCGACTTTATCCGGTGGATCGGCAGCTCAGCTGTACGCAAATACACCACCAATTGAAAATGCAATTTTGGTTGTAGCGGTTGAAATTTTCCAGAGCATTACAGCTCCCGGCAACCAAATGATGTCAGATACTTTTCAGCCAACGCCGTTTATTTTAGGCCGCAGCTTAAGCAATAGAGTGATCGGCCTTTTGGGGCCGTTTCTTGATGTCGAAACGATGTGCCAATGACCATCGAATCAGCAATCCGCACACCATTGAAAACAGCACTTTCAGGCATTGCTGCCAATGTCTACAATGGAATTCCAGAGACAATGACAAGCCCAAGCATATGTTTGATCCCGGATTCACCATATCTTGAAAGCGTTTTGATCAATGGATCGACAACAAAAGTGAGAATCAATTTGACTGTCACCGGTGTTGTTGGATACACAAACAATGCCGCAGCTTTAGACAATCTCGAAACATTGATGATCAATATCATCAGCGCAATGCCCGGCGGTTATGTCGTAGGCGATGTAAGCGCACCTCAATCATTGGAAGTCGGCGCGGGTAAATATCTCGTGGCCGATTTACAAGTCAGCACCTACTACACCAACTAAGGAGAAATCATGCCAACAACAATCATTACGGGCAGAGATATCACATTCACCATTGCTGGTGATAGCTACGATGCTCAGGCCACATCAGCGACTTTGACAGTCGATTCAACAATCAATACATATCAGACACTCGATGGCAAGGCGTACTTTACGACTGACACTCAAGGCACATTTGCTGTTGAAATGCTTGCAGACTGGGGCGCGGCAAATTCACTTTGTGAAGAATTGTGGACAGCGGCAACCAGCGCACCAAATACAGGCTTGTCTGTAATCTTTGGAGCAGATTCAGGCGCATCATTTGCTTTTGATGTTCAGCCGATTCTGCCAAGCGCAGGCGGTACAGCACCGGATGCACAGACTGTTTCACTATCATTCACCTGTGTTACAACACCTATTTTAACAATTAGCTAACAAAGGAGCTCGGGAGCATGAAACTACCAATCACAATTGAATATACAGACGGCAATGCTGAAACATACATTGCACATCCGGCAGAGTGGGCAAAATGGGAAAACAAAACAGGCAACACGATTGGACAAGCTCAAGACAAAATGGGTGTGTCTGATCTGTTGTTTCTTGCATATCACGCAATGAAGCGTGAAATGGCAGGCAAACCTGTAAAGCCATTTGAAATTTGGTGTGAGACTGTCAGCGATATCAATGTCGGTGATGCAAGCCCAAAAGTTACAAAGCCGGAAGCATAAACCGGATTTTGTGGGAGGTGGCCATAGCAAGCGGCCAACCTCTCAGCGAATTCAAAACAGCGGAGGATTTACTGACGGCAATCGAGATTATGGAGAGGCGTAATGGCTAGCAAATCAACCAGAGACACCGGCACATTTTCTTTTGCTGTCGAGCCTTTAGAATTGCGCAATTTGTTTTCACTTTTGTCTGCATTGCCAAAAGAGGTGCAAGGTGAGGTACGCGATTCCGCTCAGCTTATGTCAAAGCGGCTGGCCGGTCAGCTGATTCAATTCGGTTTGGTTTCCCGTACACCTCAAGCCAAATTGGTTGTGCAATCAATTACCACCCCACGCGATCGATTGATCCGCGTTGATATTGGTGGCACAAAGCGTGTTGGCCGTAAATATGGCGGCAAAACCAGCAAAAACGGAAAGCGCACAAATCAACAATCGGCACAAGCTGGAGCTTTGATGTGGGGATCTGAATATGGTTCACATCCCGGCATTGATAGGCGCGGCCGCAAATACACAAACAGATTCAAGGCGGCCGCAAATCCCGGCGGTTATTGGATTACGCCGGCTGTTGATTGGTATACACCGGTGGTGGCTAAGGAATACATTGCAATGGTTCAAACGATTATTAGAGCGAACGGACTCGAATGATGGCCAGAATTCCAAAAGTCACAGTCAGTTTTGATGCCGATCTCAATAAATTGAAATCTGGTGTGAAAGACGCAACTCAAGATGTTGAATCATTTGGCGATAAGGTAAGCAATTTTGGCAAAAAGGCCGCAGCTGCATTTGCTGTCGCTGGAGCTGCCATTGGTGCTTTTGCCGCTGCATCGGTCAAAGCTGCCGCTGAGGATGAAGCTGGTCAAAAAAAGCTTGAAGAAACAATCCGCAACACCACCAATGCCACAGCTGATCAGATTGCTGGCATCGATAAATACATAACGGCCCAAAGTATTGCCACCGCGACAACCGATGACATTATCCGTCCGGCCTTGTCTCGCCTGTTGCGCTCAACTGGAGATTTGACCAAAGCTCAAGAATTGCTCACATTGAGCCAAGAAATTGCAGCGGCCACCGGTAAGCCTTTGGAGGCTGTTACAAACGCTGTTGCCAAAAGCTTTGATGGGTCAAATACAGCACTCACAAAATTAGGCGTTGGCATTGATGCCGCAACTCTTAAGACATTGACATTTGATCAAACACAGCAATTGCTCAACAAAACTTTTGATGGTTTTATTGAAAACCAATCTGAAACAGCCGCTTTCAAATTTCAGCAATTATCAATCGCCATTGATGAAACAAAAGAGCAAGTGGGCGCAGCTTTATTGCCAGCCGTCACAGCTTTGACGGAATACATTTTGACCAATGTTGTGCCTGTCGTGCAAAGCTTTGTTGATGGTCTGACTGGTCAAGATGGCCTCAATGAAGGATTGACCAAATCACAAAAAACAGCTGTTGAGTGGGGCAAAAAAGTACGCACAGTCATTGACACAGTTATCGAGTACAAAGATGTGTTGATCGTGACCGCTGGGGTCATCGGTGGCATTTTCCTTGTGTCGAAAATTGCGGCAGGTATTGCGGCCACAATTGCAGCAATCAAAACATTGATTGTTGCGTATAACCTTTTGAAATCATCGGCAATCGTTGCAGGCGTTGCACAGGCTTTTGCACTCAATCCATTGCTGGGTGCTGGAGCGGTGGCACTAGCTGCCGGAGTTTTGGCAGGTGCAAACGCTTTGGCCAGATCAAGTGATAGCGATGTGCCGACACCATCAACCGGATCAATCCCATTTGCATCAGGATTCCAGCCACCGGCCGGCACAACAATTGTGCCACCGGCAACAACTGGCCCGGTTGTCGTAGTGCCATCAGGCGGTGGCGTTGCAACAGTCGTGGCAAGTGCTGCAACAGTTACCAAAAAGGCTGAGCAGGTTGTAACAGACATTGCCGGTGCTTTCGATGACTTTACAAGCGGCACAACTACTTTGGCCGGGGTCAATGCTGCATCAAACCGAGGTTTCCCATATGGCACATCAGGTGTCAATACAAACACGCTGGCCGGAATCATGGCCGCATCAGGCCAACCAGCTGTGGTGATCAATGTAAATTCGCCATCCATTATTGATGAGGAAGGTTTCACACGCGCCTTGAATAACGCTCAAAATAACAGTTTTTTTAGAGGCACCGGCGGTGCAACAAATTTAGTCGGAATTTAACATGAGCATTTTTAATCCTGTGTGGCGCGTGACCATTGGCGGTGTGCAATATCAAACCGCTATTTTGGCAAATCTTACAATCACAAGCGGTCGCACAAACATTTATGAGCAAGCGCAGGCCGGATACACAAACCTTGACATTATCAATTTGGATCAATCAAATGTTGCAATCGGCATCAATGATTCACTTACCATCGAGCTGAAAGATTCCACAAACACTTTTGTGCCAATCTTTGGTGGCTCGGTCGTGGACATTGCCATTTCGGTTGCCGAGGTGGGTTCGGTTGATTATGCGCAACGAATCAACATCATTGCTTTGGGTGCATTGGCTAGATTGCCAAAGGCATTGACCAATGGTGTGCTTTCAAAGAAATTTGACGGAGATCAGATTTTTGACATTTTGAAATTTGTTTTGTTTGATTCATGGCAAGAGGTACCAGCCGCGTTGGAGTGGGG